CAAGCAAGTTCGCTGATGTATGGCACGTTTAACGCCACAGCATCTAGCCAAACGCTAAAAGTTAATGCGGCTCTAACAGTAAATGGCGGTTTAATAGGGGCTGTACAAACCCTATCTGGCCCCGGTGCTGTAAACCTAACTACATCTACCACTTCTTTTACTTCAACCGCTACTGGCAATGCACTAACGCTTGCAGACGGATCACAAGGTCAAATCAAGATAATTGTTTATATTGCAGAAGCAGCAGGCGGCGACACTGGTATTCTGACTCCTACCAACCTTGGCAGTGCAACCACAATCACTTTTAATACTATTGGAGATGCGGTAACGCTTCAGTATGTCGGCACTGACTGGTGGGTTGTTGGACTCCGTGGCGCTGTAGTTGCCTAATGAAAACCCCCATTCTTGGTTCGGCCTATGTTGCCCGTAGCGTTAACGCTGCGGATAACAGGATGGTCAACCTGTTCCCAGAAGTCGTCCCAGACGGAGGAGAGACAGGCGGGTTTTTGAACCGAGCGCCTGGGCTTGACTTGCTGGTGACGGTTGGGACAGGGCCAATACGGGGCTTGTGGACGTTCAACGGCGTTGGCTATGTGGTTAGTGGCACGGAACTTTACAGCTTTACCACGGCCTATGTAGCCACCTTGCGTGGCACGGTAGCAGGCACTGGCCCGGTCAGCATGAGCGACAACGGCACTCAGTTGTTTATTGCAGCCAACGGGCCGGGTTACATCTACAACAGCAGCACGGCAGTCTTTGCCCAGATCACAGACGTTGACTTTGCTGGTGCGCTAATCGTTGGCTACCTAGACGGCTACTTTGTCTTCATTCAGCCAAACAGCCAGATATTTTGGCTAACGCAACTGCTGGACGGTTCATCAGTTGACCCGCTTGACTTTGCCAGTGCCGAGGGTTCGCCTGACGGCTTGGTCAGCATGATTATTGACCACGGGCAAATTTGGCTGTTCGGCACTAACTCAGTTGAGGTGTGGTACGACTCTGGCGCTGCTGACTTTCCCATGACCCGCATCCAAGGCGCGTTTAACGAGATTGGCTGCGCTGCGGCCTTCTCTGTTGCCAAGTTGGACAACGGCATCTTCTGGCTAGGCGCAGATGCGCGAGGGCAAGGCATTGTCTACCGGGCCAATGGCTACACCGGCACTCGGGTCAGCACCCACGCTATTGAGTTTGCCATTGCCCAATACGGCGACATTTCTGACGCCATTGCCTACACTTACCAGCAAGAAGGCCATGCTTTCTACGTCCTGACATTCCCTACCGGCAATGCCACTTGGGTTTACGATGTGTCTACCCAGGCATGGCACGAACGGGCTGGGTTTGACAATGGCCTATTCATGCGCCACAGGTCAAACTGCCAGATGGCGTTCAACAGCCAAATTGTGGTTGGCGACTACGTTAACGGCAACATCTACGCTTTTGACTTGGATGTGTACGCTGACAACGGCAGCATCCAAAAGTGGCTGCGCTCATGGAGGGCGTTGCCGTCAGGCCAAAACAACCTCAAACGCACGGCCCACCACACCTTGCAGCTTGACGCTGAAACAGGCGTAGGGCTGGGCATCACGCCAGGGTATGACGCAGAGGGCATCATCACTGAGTTGGCAAACGTCCCACCAGCAGGCCCAAGCTACCAACTGATTGCCGAGTTTGATTGGGAGTACCTAGCAACTGAAAGCGGCGATGAAATTATTGTTGAAACGGCCTTTGGATTCCCTGTTGAATACCTAGTGACCTTTGCCTACTCTGGCCCAGACATTGACGGCGCTGAAATTGTTACCGAGTCATCTCTACCCACACCGGGCTACGACCCGCAAGTTATGTTGCGCTGGAGCGACGATAGCGGTCACACTTGGTCAAGTGAGCATTGGACGAGCATGGGCAAGATCGGTGAGTACGGATACCGCACGTTCTGGCGGCGGCTTGGCTCATCCAGAGATCGGGTTTACGAGGTCAGCGGCACTGACCCGGTAAAGATTGCCATCATGGGCGCTGAGTTGGTGTTAAGTCCAACGTCAAGCTAGTATGTCAAACGTCACCCAAATCCCTGCGCCTCGGGTTGCTTTTACCCAAGATGGGCAGATCACGACCCAATGGTTTCGTTGGCTGAACAACGTCTACACAATCACCGGCTCTGGCCTTGGCATCACGCCGGTAATCAACGGCGGCACGGGGTTGGGCACAATTCCGACCAATGGCAAGTTGCTGATCGGCAATGGCACAGGCTATTCGCTGAACACGCTGACTGCTGGCGCTGGCATCACAGTGACCAACGGCGCTGGGACGATAACTTTGGCCTCCAGTGGCCTGACAAGTTTTAGCGCCGGGACAACGGGGTTTACGCCCAGCAGCCCAACAACTGGCGCGATAGTGTTGGCAGGCACTTTGGTGATAGCCAATGGCGGCACAGGAGCCACTTCAGCCGCAGCAGCGCGAGCCAACCTGGGTGCTGGTACAGGCAATGGCACGGTTACGTCAGTAGGCGGCACGGGTACGGTCAACGGCATCACGCTAACAGGCACAGTCACCACAACAGGCAACCTAACCCTTGGCGGTACGCTAAGTGGAGTTAGCTTGACCACGCAAGTCAGTGGTATCCTGCCTATAGCCAACGGCGGGACAGGAACTTCCACGGCTGGCGTTAGCGCCACAATCGTGACTGCTAAACTGACTGCACTCGGCGCAGACGGCAGCATGACTTTTACAAACGGTTTGCTTACAGCGCAAACTCCTGCGACTTAAGGTAACAGATGCCAGTAATGCCTGCTCAATGGCAAGAGGACAGCAAAACCAACAAACAGCGTTGGTTTTTAGGCCATCAAGATGCCATTGACTTTGTAAATTGTTTTTTTGATGCAGTAGAGTTGTGGGACGATCTGATTGACAAGGACGTTGAAATCCTAGACGAACACGTTAACCGGGCTTTTTTGTCGTTGATGTTTGTGCTACCCGCTAACCGTTGGTTTGTGGCAAACTACAACTACTACCAACCCTTAATCATGGCGTCAATTAACGGGTTCCATGACGCCAATGAGATGTGCAAAAGTGACAAAAAGCATCTGAGGAACTTGGCGTTTCACATCCGCAATTTTGGGATTGAGATACATATTGCCACCGCATTTTTGATTGGTGGTTTTGAGCATATGCGTAAAGTGTCCCGCGAAATCCGCGAGTTCTACGCTTTTGAGGAGTTTGAAAATGGATCCAGATAGCGCAATTAGATATGGCGTACCCGCAGCCGGATCGCTACTTGGTGGCTACTTGTCGTCTAGCGGTCAACAACAAGCTGCACAAACCCAGGCCAGTGCAGCCAACCGTGCGGCAGATTTGCAATTTGAGCAACGGCAGGCTGAGATAGCACGGCTACAGCCACAGTTTGAAGCAGGAACGAATGCACTTAGGCAGATGCAGGGCGGTGCGTTTGCACAACCAGAAGCGTTTTCATATGACCCATCAAAATATACGCAAAGCGCGGCAAATAAGTTTTTAACTGATGCTGGCAATAGAAACGTACAGGCATTACTTGCATCACAAGGCAGAATGTTTTCTGGCGGTGCTTTAAAAGCAATTTCAGATTACAACCGAAATGCAGCGTCTGTAGGTGAAAAAGAAGATTACCAACGTGCATTAGATGCGTATAACTCTAGGGTGGCACAGTCCAACACTGGCTACAACCGCTTGGCTGCTATGGCTGGTTTGGGGCAAACAGCAGGTACTCAAATTGGCGCTGCCGGTCAAAACTATGCAACCAATGTTGGCAACCTAACGGGCCAAGCTGGGCAGGCCATTGGCGCTGGGCAGATCGGTGCGGGTAACACATACAACAACGCTATACAAGCTGCGCTTCAAGGATACCAAAACAACCAGATGATGAATTTGTTTAGGGATCCATCTATCAGACAATCAGCGTATTCTCCGCAACAAATCGCATACGCAAACCGAATGAATGTGTCGCCGTATGGTTCACAATTGTTTGATGAAAGTTAATTATGGCAACCCTTAACGAAATGATAGCGCAAGGGGCGCAGTTCTATACCCCTGATCCAACAGCGCAGTACAACAAGATGGCGCAGATGCAGAAGTATCAGCAAGAGAATGAACTTGCCAAAATGCAAATGGAAGAATATGGAAGGGCGCGGCAAGAGAGCAACGCCTTGCGCCAGTTCTTGCCGGGTCTGAACGAAAGCAATCGCAGCCAGTTGCTGGGCTATGGCGCAGCGGGGCAGAGCGTCTACAAGACGTTAGGTGAGGACGAAACACAGCGGCGATTGGCTGAACAAGCTAAGTCGCAAGCCGCCGTCAACAGATCCAACGAAGTTAAAAATGCTGTTGCACAAACAAGAAATGCAGTTGCTGGAATAGACCCAAATGATTCAGAAAGTTACATGGCGCTTCGTACAAGCGTCTTGAATCAGTACCCAGAACTTGCGCCGTATATGCCTAACACATGGAATGGAAATGTCCAGCAAAGGCTTCTTGTTACCGCTGACAGTGTGTTGGAAGGGCAGAAGCCTAGGCCACCTGTTATTTTAAGCCCTGGGCAAATGGC